TGTTGCGGTCGATGCCATAGCCATATGCCTGCTGCGCCAGTTCCGGCGTGAGCGAAAGACCCATGCCGCTCGAGTTGCCGATGCCTAGCGCGCCAAGCAGGCCGCCACCGAACAGGCCGCCCAGCTGCTGGCCGAACGACATCGTGGGCGCGCCGTAGAAGTCGCGCATGGCCTGGTTCGCGGCGATGTTGTTCGCGGCCATGCCGAGGCCAGCCATGCCGGCACCCCAGCCGATCGGCCCGCCGAGCATCGAGGCTGCAGTCAGCCCTATGCCGACCCCGCGGCCGATCGGCGACGCGCCGAACGCATTGCCGGGGTTGCGACCGGCCGCAGCCATCGCACCGCCCGGCATGCCGCCCGGGGCGCCATCGCCGGCCATCGGCGCGAACGCCGATGGCGGCGGCGCAAGGCCGGCAGGCGCCGGGGGCGTGATCTGCGAGAACGGGCCGGCCGCGTATGGCCGCCCAGCGGGGTACTGCACCGGCTGCATGCGAGACATCCAGTCGCGCTCGAGCCGGTCGTACTCGCGCAGGTACTGGTCGAGGAACTGGCTGTTGGTGGCCGCATTCGGGGTGACCGACGGCGGCGTCGACAGAAGGCCGTAGACTGCCATCAGCTTGGCCTCGCGATGTTGGTCGAGGCGCGCGGGTTCATGTAGAGCTCGCGCTCCTTCAGCGCCATCTCAGCGGCGAGCTCGGCCTCGCGCAGCTTGATCTCCGCCGCGAGCTTCGCCTGCGCCATCTTGATGTCGTTCGCCGCCTTCGCCTGGTCGGCCTGCACCTTGGCCTGCACCTTCGCCATCTCGAGATCGGCCGGCGACGGTGGCTTCTCGCCCTGCTGCTGCGCCATCGCCTGCATGTCGATCTGCGGCGCGAAGAACTGGCCGCTGTCCTTGAAGCCCGCGAGCTGCACCAGTTGCTTGAGCGTGTTGAGGTACTGATTGGGCGACACGACCGGGTTCTGCAGGCCGAGCTGCTGCAGCAGCTGCTCCTGTTTGCCCAGAACCATCATCAGCGCCTGCATGCGCTCCTGCACCTGGCCGGTGCCCAGCCCGACGTTCACGCTCACGTCGTACTCGGTCTTCCAGTTCCGCGGGTCCATCGGCACGAACTTGCCGCGCAGGCGGATGATCTTCGGCCGGTTCTCGTACTTGGTCGCCAGATGCAGCAGCCCCTTGAACAGCGCGCGCATACCGGTCTCGGCGAACACGCGCGCGATCATCTCGATCTTGCCCTGCGACGCCGACATCTGCGCCTGCACCGCGATCGCGGTGGTCGACTGCAGCTTGTCCGCGTCGAGGCCCATCGACGCCCGGTTGATGCCGGTGCGCTGCTCGCGCACCGCATCGAGGTAGTCGAGCATGCCGAACGCCTGCTGGCCGATCTGCGGCACCGACAGCGGCGACACCATGCCAGGCGCCGCCGATCGAACGATGCCGCCGGGGCGGTTGGTCAGCAGGTCGTCAAGGTTCACCTGGCCGTCGACCACGACCACGCGCGAATTGTTCGAGAGGTAGAGGTTGTCGAGCAGCTGGCGCAGCACCGTCGACTTGATGAGCTGAAGATCCATCACGAGCTCGGCCAGCGAACGGCCGACGAGCTTGTGCGGCATGAGGATCGGCGACACCACCGCGAACGGGATGTGGTCGAACGGATCGTTCGCCGCGACCTCCATGTCCTCGCCGAAGCACACGATGCGCCGCAGCTCGGCGATGCCGTCGCCGTCGTAGTCCACGCGCGCATAGCACTCGGTAACGAGCACGGTGCGCTGCGAGTCATCCGCCGGATCGTTCTTCGCGAGGTCGGCAAAGCGCCGGTTGCGCTCGGCGTCGGTCTCGAGGTCGGACGTCGCGCCGGCCTTGCTCTCGACCAGGTCGCGGTCGTAGCCCATCGCGATGAGGTCCGACGCCGTCATCTCGACGCGGTGCGCCACAAAGCGCGCGTCATCGAGCGAGCGCGCCCGCTTGTTCGCGAAGAACTCTTCCGGCGGCACGTTGTCGACCTTGATGCAGCCGTACTTGCGGCGGCGACGCACCGTCACCTCGTGCGACACGATCTGCGGCGACACCATCACGCCGCTCATCGGATCGATGACCGCGGCCTGCAGCACCTTCTGCTCGTGCTCGACGACCTCGACCGCCTGGTCGCTCACCAGCAGCGCGAACTCGGGATCGCTCAGGCCCTCGTATTCCTCGGTCGACGTCTCGACCTTCTCGTCCCACCAGAACTTGACCACGCCCATCTTGTTGAGCAGCGCGTCCTTGAACCAGTTGTGCAGGATCGTGAAGCCGGCGTTCTCGTTGTTCAGAACCCAGTTGACGTACTCGCTCGCCTGCTCCGCCGCCTCGACGTCCTCCGGCCCGCGCGGCATGAACCGCACCGCCTCGTCGGTCGATGCGAAGATCCGCATGAGCGACGGCATGACGTACTCGATCGTGTCGGCGACCTCTGTCGACACCACCGACGAGCGACCTTCCTGCTCGTTGCCGAACTTGGCGCCGAGGTAGTAGTCACCGGCCTTCTGGCGCTCGTTGCCAAGCTGGTTGGTGTGGTAGTCGCGCGCGTCGTCGAACTCCGCGCGCAGGACGGACTGCAGCTCGCCGTCGTCCATGAGCTCGGGAGCGGCCGTCTCGCCGGCCCCAGCCTCGCTGTACTCGGGTGGCAGGTTCATGCTATCCGTGTCCGTTCAATCGGATGGGAGGCGCCGCGTGGGCGACGTCGTTTCGATTAGCGTTCACACCGCGCGCAAAATGGGCGACCCCTCGTACACCGAGGAAGAAGCGGCCGTTCAGCGCGGCATCGCCGCATGGAAGCGCCAGAACTGGAAGATGGTCGAGGCGCGGAACGAAGCTATTCGGACTGCGCGCCGAGCCCGACGGCAACAGGCGCAGAACTCAGAAGGCTGATCGCTCCGGCGCGCAGCAACCGCACTACCTCGGCTGGGCTGGTTCCAAGCTGCGCCGCTTTCGCGTTGATCAAGTCGGACATGTGCGCCGGGTAGCCATAGCTCTCGGCCGGTATCGATCCGGCACGATATGGGACACCGTACAGGTCGCCGGTCGTCCGCGCGCGCTCGCGAGCGCCAGTCCAGCTCATCGAAGAGAAGCGGCCAGGCGTGTCACCCTGCGAACGTGCAATGTCTGAAATGGCCCCTTCGATCAGCCCATAGTTGCTGGCGTTTCCGATCACACCCTCTTGCGGTGCGACGTAGACGCCTCGCGCGGGATCTTCTGCAGTGCGGATGTGCCAGCGATCGACCACGACGGCATTGGGGTCGCCCATCAGCGCCGCACCCTCGCGGTTTACCTTCTCGCGCGACAGCGCGCCGAGGTCGCCGCGGCTCGTGCGCTCGAGGTTCAGCCGGCGCGATTGCTCCAGCGGCATCTGCTTGCCAGGCGCAAGCGACAGAAGCCCCTCTGGAGCGCGCCAGTCCGGCTGCACAATCGGCTCTCCGACCAGCTGTCGGCGCATGTATTCCGAGGCCTGCTGCATGTTGACACGCGGCGGCGTGTTGGGCGCCGTGGAGGCCGTGTAGCCAGAGATGTAGGGCAGGTTCTGCGTGCCGTAGACATCCTCCACGATGGTGCCACGCATCGGCCACCATTCCGGCGTCTGGCCCATGCGCCGCATGTAGTCGTAGCCCTGCTCGGCCAACTCAGTCTGCCTGCGCGCGAACTCAGGACCGCGCACGAAGTCCTCCAGGCGGCCGACTGGAAATGTCGCTCCAGCGCCGACATTGTAGCCCGCGAGCTGTCCGGTTCTCTCTCCGAACTTGGTCGCCGCTCTGATGTCAGCCGGATCGAAACGCTGAGAGACGTCGAGATAGGTCTTGCCAGTTTTTGGGTCGCGCCAAGTTCCGAAGAAGTGATCCGGTCGATCGAGAACCTTCCTGTTCGCCAGAGCATGTTGCTCGATCGCGGCTCGCGTCAGTGGGCCTTCGACGACCATGTTGCGCGGGTCGTCGTTGGCATACTTGCCCATCATCAACCCAGAGCTCGGCGTCTCGCCGCTCTGCAGGTTGACGCTGTATCCGCCATCCTTCCTGGTGGCGTTTTGTATTCTGCCCGGCGTGGTGCTCTTGAAGAGACCGAGCAGCTCACTCGCCGCGCGCCGAGGCCCCGCCGTCGCCTCATTCGGATCAAGCGCCATCAGACCGGCGCCGACCGCCATCCTGCGCGCGGGCGTCGCCAAAAGCCCCCCTACGCCGCCAGCAGCGGCTCCCGCCGCCATCAGACCGAGGTCGGTCATGTCCTGCGGGACCAGCATGCCGCCGACGAACTTGCCGGCCTGCATGGCGTCCTGCGCGATGTTCATCATGCCCGTGCGCGTGTCGGTCATCGGCGTCGGATAGACGCCATAGCGCAGGTAGAAATCGTCGCGCAGGTTGCCGGTCGGCGAGTAGTACGGCTGCGGCATCTACCGTTCCTTCAAACAATCCACGCGCCTGGCGCGTACTCGAGTTTCTTCTTCCACGTCCACGCGCCGCTGGAGCCAGTCGACAGCGCGGCGCCGTTCGCCGCGAAGGTCAGGCACACGGCATCCGCGCGGTCTGGCGACTTGCCGCCGCGTTTCTTCATCTCGTCTTTCGAGTCGACCTTCAGCTTGCCGGTCGACAGGATCTTGAACCGCGGCGTGCCGAGCTCGGCCGCCAGCTCGTCGTCCTTCGGCAGCGCGCACGAGCGCGCCTCGAGCCACTCGCGCACTCTGAACCAAAGCTCGTCGCGCAGGCGCAGGTAGCGCTCGCCGACCGCCGGCGCCTCCGAGACATTCACGCCACGCACCGGCAGCCCGAGCTCGCGCAGGCGGTCAAGCACGCCACTGCCCAGGCCGATCGAGTCGACGTAGATCGCCGCCGGCCGGGTCTTGAACGTGCAGACCTGGTACTCGTTGTAGACGCGGCCCGCGGTCTCCATCAGATCCGCGCCCTGCCACGTCCGGACCTCGAGCAGCTTCTCGCCCTGGCGCTTCGCCAGCGCCGATCGGTCGTCGCCATACCTCGCCACGTCGAGGCCCCAGATGATCGGGGCGGTCGGCGACGGCTCGATGTCGCGGTCCATCGCAGAGGCGATCAGATGCGCCGGCACCACGCTGTCGTCGTCGGCCAGCGGGAACTCGCCCTCGACGCGCACCCGGTAGACGTTGCTGCCGGCGCCGTAGCGCGCCGCCATCTCCGCCAGGAAGCCCGCCGAGACCTGCGTGCTGTCGGCGCAGCCGACCCGCATGGTCTTCCAGCTGGCCGACATGCGGTGGAAGGCGTCGTAGAAATAGCCCGACGTCCTGGTCGGGTTGCCGGTCATCACGGTCTTGGCGCCGGCCGTGCTCATGGCGCCTTGGCCGACCTCGAAGACCAGGTCGTCGACGCCGGAGGCCTCGTCTATGACGAACAGCATGTTCGTCGAGTGGAAGCCCTGCAGCGCCTCGGGCTGCTCGCGGCGGGCCGTGCGGGCCACCGCGAAGCTGTCCGGCACGCCTACCACCTCGACCTTGTCGCTCTTCACCTCCAGCAGCCGCCGCAGCACCTCCGGCATCCGGCGGTGCCACTTGCCGATCTCCGACCAGAGCACGTCGCTCAGCTGGTGCGCCGTGTTCGCCGTGGCGGCGATCTTCGCCGGGTGGCGGGTCATGAGGAACCAGAGCACCAGCCACGCGAGGTAGGTGGTCTTGCCTACGCCGTGACCGCTGCGGATCGCCACCTTGTCGTGGTCGCGTACCGCCTCGAGCGCCTCGGCCTGCCACGCCTCGGGCGTGGCGCCGAGCGCGGTCTTCACGAACAGGACCGGGTCGTCCGCCCAGGCGGCAATGAGCTGCTTGAACTCCTCGGCCGACGGGGTCGCCTGCTTCGCGATTTTCGCGGGGGGCATGGGACTCCGGTCGGGGTTGATGGCCCCCGGTGGGGGGGGGTGTACTGGGTGGGCCGCCGCAGCCGCCGCCCCCGCCACGGCCGGGAGGCCGGGGGGGGGCTGGCCGGGTACGGGTCGCGACCGGCCGGCGCTCGCCGACCGGAGCGCAATCGCGCCAGGATGACTCAGGAACGACGAAAGACCGTCGACCGCAGGCTGGATACAGCCGGCGCCCTGCAGCGCTCCTGCGCCATCCTGGCGCGTCGCCGAGCCGGTGCTCGTCGCCATCGCAGCGATCGGCGCCGGACACGAACTGCAGCGCGCTGGTGCAAGGGAGGCCGCCAGCGCTGCCGCAGGTGCGATGTTCAGCAGGCCGAAGCGTGGCCCTTGTAAGTCTCTGATCTTGCTGCGTTGGTGCATCGCACCATCGCATAATGTTGATTATCGAAAATGCGAAACCCTTATTCGACGGGCTTTTCTGCGTGTTTCGCGTCTTCCGGATCGTGGTAAACAACCTCGGCGTGTTGTTGCACAGCACCATCTTCTGGCGTCACGTCGACGATCGGAGGCCCGAGCTCGTCGCTCGCCGCCCGCCGCCGGCGCTCCTCGTTCACCGCCGCCAGGAT